TAATAATATATATACTTAGAGATAAAATAAAATATATTTCTAGCATTCACAGTTTTATTTTTTCTTAAAATGCGATATAATAAAGATGTAAATTCGTATCAAAAACAAAAAAAGAAACTACAATCTATTAGCCTAGAGTGAAGTTTCATTAACTAAATATTAATGTCGTTTTTTATTAAACTTGATTTTTACATCAAGCTCAAAGTCACTCCTGCCAGAGTGGCTTTTTACTTTTCTGGAAATAATATATGTAATAAAGCTAGCTGTTAAACTAGCTAACACTCCTAGTAAAAATTCGCTCATTTCTCCACCTCCTTCCTTTTAAGGGATGGAATGTAGAAAATGAAGCTCCACTCTTAGATTGTAGTTCCACAAGATTATTCTTGCATTTTAATTATAACATAATTTTACAATTATCAAATATCTATTCTCCATTTTTTTTATTTATACAATATATTCTATATTGCAATAAAAAACATTGTTTTAAATATATATACATAGGTATATACTAAATATGTTAAACTTAATTATGGAAAATATAAAATGAAAGGAATAAAAATATGACTAAGACTATATTATGTGATTACTGTAATAAAGGAATAAATAAAGATGATAATAAGTATATTACTTTTCATAAGAAAAGTCATATGAAAACTAACATTTGTATTAATTGTGCATTAAATTTGATAGATAAAGATAAATTAAATGAAAATATTATAAATAATCAACATGATTATTCAAAGAAATGAAAAAGCACTCTCCATAATGAAGAATGCTCTATATAATAATGTTTGACTTAGTAAAGATGTGTTGGGGTTACATATTTACTTTTTTATTATATCATATAACTTTGTGTATGAAAAAGAATTTAAATCAATTTTAAGGTGTGTTGAGTAATGTTCTTGATTGTTTATATGTTGATGAATTTCAAAAAAATAAGCACTCTTATAAAAAGAGTACTTTTGGTATATATTCAAGCATTTATCTAATACAATTATAGCATGTATTATGTTTTAGTATGATAATTTTCGTTCGTTTTATTATTACAACTTCTACTATAGTTTTCATACTTTAACATCAACTAAATGAATTTAATTAAGATTACTAGTTAATCGTTTTTTGGTTCTTTCATATTCTGAAATCTAAAATTTTATTATTTGTTTATTGTTATTATTTAACACATGTTGGTATTTCAACGATTTATCTTATTGTTAATATTCTTATTGCTTCCAAAGTATATCTAATTATTTTTAAGATAATTTACTAATTTTTATTTTTTCAAACATACATTCGACAAAAAACAGTTTTTATATGGTATAATTATATTGTATAATACAAAAGGTTAATGAAAATAATTAATATTAAATGTACCAAAAAAAATAGTTTTTGATATAATGAATATTATAATAAATAATTATTTAAATAAAATATTATATAAGGATGTGATTTTATGGATTTCAAAATCAGAGAGCTAATTAATGATATAACCCAAGATATTATCCAAACATACAAAATCCAAATTCCAATAGTAAATATAAATCAAGTTGTTGATGCTTTAGGAGGCAAGGTAATAGAAGATAGTTCTTTAAGTGGATACTCTGATGGATTTATTAGAAAAGTTGATGATTCATTTGAAATAGTGGTATCTCCTTATCAACCAGATACCAGAAAGAATTTTACCATTGCTCATGAACTTGGACATTTATTTTTACACATGGGTTATGGCATTGATGATGAACTATGGAATAGTCAAGATGGAAATCAGTATTTTAGAAGTGGCAATACCAATAAGGAGTATCAATCCAATGAATTTGCAGCAGCCTTGTTGATGCCTAAACATGAATATAAAAGAATTATGGATGAAAACACAGTAGGTAATAAGGTCGACACTTCAAAAATTGCAGAATACTTTAATGTTTCCTCTTATGCAGCATCTAATAGAGGGAAATGGTTAGGATATTTACAATGGTAGATGATAAAGAATATAAAACTCAAAATGTAAATAATGTTCATAATTCAGCTAAAAACGAAAACGCTTTTAATCTTAAAAAGTATAAGGAAAAACTTCAAGAAAATATTAATACTGATATTTATGAAAAAGAAAAAGAACCTAATCATCCAGAAGTGATTTTGTTCTTTTCTTTTGATATAGCTAATTCATCATTATATAAAAATATAAATTATAGCGGATGGGCTAAGGTATTATCACATATAATTCGTAAGTTACAATATAGAGTTTATGAAAACCTTAAAGCACAACTTTGGAGAGTTCTTGGTGATGAGGTAATTTTCATTATCGTACTAAAAAATTATGATGAAATTTATAAATACATAGATATAATCTTTGATATTTTAACAAGCACTGCTAAAGATATAAAAAGTGGTAATATATTCTCTACACTAGAAGGATTTTCTGAATCTGAAAAATACTTAATGAAACTTCAAAATATTATTTCATTAAAAGGAGCGGCCTGGATTGCTATAGTATCAAGAAATCCTAATTTTAATGCTTTAGAAAATAATGAACAATATGAAAATATTTCTGCTATGTACGATTTATCCAATAATTATAAAATATTTGAGTTCTTAGGAAATGATATTGATGCTGGTTTCAGAATATCAAAGCAAACATGCCCAGAAAGACTTGTTCTTAGTTTTGAACTAGCTTATATATTATCAAGAAAAACTGATATTTTATCTAAATTACATATAATTACATATAAAAAATTAAAGGGTATCTGGAAAGATAAACTATACCCTATCATTTGGTATCATAATAAAGGAAAAAATAATGATATAGAATTTGATGATAGTTTTTCTTTTGATGAAATAGAAGAAAATGAATTGGTTCGAGAATATTTTTTTAATAAAAAAGGAGAAAGTAAATTACTAATTGATTCTTTTATGTTTAATTCTGTAGACAAGGCTTTGGATAAAATACTTATAGACAGAAACCTTAGTGATAAGATTGAAAAAATAGGTGACGTAATTTCTAAAACAAACCCCAGTTATGATAAAAATACAATAGATAAAGACTATATAAAAGTAGATTTAATGGAATTACACTGTGTTGCGGTTTGTTATAATAAATCAACTTCAAAAATATTAATTGCGAAAAGAAGTGATAATAGAAATAATAATGCGAGTAAATGGGAATTTGGTTGTGCTAAGGCAAGTCTAGAAACTTCAATTATAAATACTATTAAAGATGAATATGAAAAAGATTTTAATATAAACATTGAACCTATTACTGATTGCACAAGAAAAGATGATTGCCAACCTATACCTCTAGCAATTTATCAAGTTAAAAAAAGTGATGGTTTACACAAAGGCATTATAACTCTCGCAGAAATAATAAATGATTATGATATTTCTAAATTTGAACCCACATCAAAACATAATGAACTTGCATGGATAGGAGAGGATGAACTTGAAGATTTTAATGAAAACACAGTACCTGATTTTAAAGAAACTTTAAAACTAGCATTTAAAAAATTAAATGAAAATCAATTACAAGAATCTACAAATATGTAAATAGTATTCTTCTATGATTTGATTCTATCTTCATAGAGGAATACTAACCAAATAAAACATTTTCTAAATAGCATTAAAAACTACTACAAGTATATATATAAACAATATAATACCACCTAAAATAAAAGCTTCTACTGACTTTTTTACATTATACATTTTCTTATCACAGATTAAAGATAATTCTTTTATTTGAACAAGTGCATCATTAATCAAGTTTTCTTCGTCTTTAAATGCATTTTCAAATGCTTCTTTGTACTGTTCATTATTTAAAGATGCTATCTCTTTATAATAAAAAATAGATTTATATTCATTTTCTATTTTAGAATTCCTTGGCTTTAAAACCATAATCGAAAAATAAATTGAAATAACAAATATACATAATATAACAATGTAAAATAGCATCTCTAAACATCTGATATTACTTATACTTAAGTGATTCATTATTTTTTCCTTCCCTGAAAATAAAAAACCTATAATTGCGCTATTTAATAATAGTAAAAAACTAGCTTTATTATCTGATTTTTCAATATAGTAATCAATTCTATTTACTATAAACTTCGCTATGTCTATTTTTTTATCCATGATTTTACTACCTCATTTCATTAAATTTTATATTGATTCAAAATTTTATTTTCTACTTATTATCATTGAATAAATTATTATTTGGAAATAATCTTATTGAAATAATAAAAATATGTGAAAGAAAGTAATAACTAACTATAATTACTACTTCCTAACTTAAACATTCTATCTCTTCCAATTAAAAGTAAGATATCGTCCTCTATAAGTTTCATATTCTCTTATAATATCCAATATTTCCTCCCTAGAAGTTGCAATTAAACTTCTATCAAATAGTTCAATCATTCTATTGCTATCATTATCAGAAACATTACAAGACTCTAATATCTCATTATTAAATATTGCAATAGCATACCCAGTACCTATTTTTATCTCATTTAATTCATGTAAATTATTTGCTGCTCTAAAGATATCAGCTTCAGCCAATCCACCTAAATCTTCGCTTCTATTAATCAAGTTATTAAGTTTAATACTAAAAGCTGCTCTTACAAATCTCTCATAAACCAATGCATCCATACATAAATCCTCCATTATCACAATAATATATTTACATTATATTACAATAATAGAGTTATCACAACAAACAACCACTTCTAGTTGATAACTTTTATCTATCTATTAATAAAATCCAATGCTTTATAAAGTGTATCAAATCTATCATTACCTTTTATCATAATAAATTTTTCTTTAGTAATAGAACTTATCTTTTCACATGCGCCACCTCCTACAACATATAAATTTTCCGTCTGACCTGGTACGTAATCTTTTATATCACAAACTAAAACTTTGCTTGGACTATAGCCCCAACTAAGCACATTCGCAAGTATCTTATCAACTTCTCCATCATAAACAATTGTATGTTTGTACATCTGTTTAACTCCCTCATTATTTATATTTTTATTTAATACACCTTCTACAATTAACTTAGCAATACCTTCATGACCTAGTTTCTTAGCTTTCTCATAATCTTCTTTATTATCACAGAAGAAACTTTCAATTAGTATTGCAGTAGGTTTAGAACTATTTAAAATATATAAACTTTTATCTAATTTAGCACCTCTATTACCTACTTCTTTATCTCCTTTTTTTCTTATGAAAGGTTTAGACAGTTTATCTACCACCCTCTGCGCATATTCCTTCCCTTTTTCACTATAGTAAAATAATTCTGTTCCAAAAGCTCCTACACCACTTGAATTTAAATGCAACTCTATAAGTAAGTCATATCCTCCACTATTAACTCTAGGTATTTTATAAGTCTTTTCCTCGTCCTTAGTTTTGAACTGCTTTTCTGGGCATATTATTACATCTGCCTTATGACCTTCTTTTTTAAATCTATCTGCTAACACTGGGGCAAGAGATTTATTGTATTGATACTCGTTAACTACTCCATCAGCAGAAGTACATGCTCCGCTTTTTAAAATACTGTGTCCTACTGTTATACATATTTTCATTATTTACTACCTCCTTTAACATTTAATTCATCTGTCATAGTATCTAATAAGTTACCTATTCTATCTTTTAATTTTTTAGGCACTGGTAACCCACACAAATACATGTTTTTTAATATACTTACACTTTCATATAGAATAAATAAAATAGAGAAAAATTCAGATATTCCAAGATGATTTAGTCGTAAGAAATCAACCCAATCTTGTGGTAACATAAATAAAAAGTTAAACTTTGTAAGAATGTCAACTACTGCTAGAAAAAATATACATGCTATCATTGCGACTTTTCTTATTCCACCATTTATTCCAAAACTTGAGTTAAACTGATGTGTTTTTATTGCTCTTAAGCAACCTAACAGTGTATCAAATGCTATTGCTAATATTACTAATTTTATAAATATATTTGTTGCTAAAAAAACTATTGTTAAATTCATATTTCCTCCTAATTTTTGTATTAAAAAGGACCTAGAATTATCTAAGTCCTTTAAATGTATTAATTTATTATTTTACCTTTAAATTGTTAACGAAATCTGCAGCTATAATAAAGTATGCTGCATCACATTTTGCTTCTCCCATAATCCCTGGATTAGAAATGTAACAACTTGTTGGGTTTTGTTCTAGCCCCTCTAGCTTTATATTTTCTACCATTATAAATATCTCCCCCATAGTAGGTATAATTAACATTAGAACTAGAATGCAAATTACAATTATTTTCTTCATTTTTCAATCTCCTTTTAATAGAATTTTTTTATTATAGATAAGAATAAAAAATATATAACTAAAAAAGGAAATTATTTTTAATTTATATAAAAAAAGAACCTACTTTGTTGGTTCTGCTCCTTCTACTACTCCACTCTGTTTAATTATATAATCCTCTACTGCTGTCCTATAGTCTGTGTTAGTTACATCATCTAACTCAAATTCTCGATTTTTTAAAGGATTTAACCCTTTATTTAATATTCTCTCTGCTAATATTCTTACTACAACATTGTTTATATTCATTACAACAATCCTCCCTGTAATTCATTAGTTATAATTAATAATTCATTTTCTAATTCTTCATAACTAAGTTCTTTGTCTTCTGCTGGACTACTTGATAATACTAAATAATTTTCATTTAAAGTTTCATATATTTCTATAATATATAAATTAGAGTTTTCATCAATTATTTTTTCTTTTTCATCTAAAGAATTATAATATACTTGTTTTTTCATAATTTATTCCTACCTTAATATTTTTAATTCTTCTATTTCTGCACGAGCTGCATATGAACCATCTAAATTTCCTGCTCCTACAGATGTTAATAATATTTGTACTTTTATATCCATGCCCTTCTCAACAATAATATCTTTTGTAAATCTTACAAGAGAAGAAGATGCACCAGGAGTATTGTCAGTAACATAAAAGTATTCTTTTCGGTTTCCACATAGTATCTCTATTTTTGCTGTTGCATAATCAGCACGCATTTTAGACGTTAAGTTCGCCTGTGAATCTTAATGTGCCTTTTATACTAGATACTTCATTGTAAACGATGCTAGGAGTGTTTAAAGTTGTAGCTTGAATTCTATTTTTTAAAGAAAAAATTTCTATTGATTGAAAAATCCAGTTAACTTTTTCAATCAAATTAGTAAATGTTTCAGATGATGTTGCTGAAACATTTTTAGAATTAATCGTCTCCACTAATACATTTTTTAATGTTTCTATTTTTGTTTTAGTTGTACCAAATTTATCTGTTCCAATAAAAGGACTACCCAATGCACTAGATATATTATTTTTACCAGTTTGAAAATCAGTTTGTACATTT